ACGTACAACGCGCAATGAAATACCGTTATGAACTTGACGGGAAGCCATGTCAACACCTTGTGGCAACAACAAGTCAGCAGTTGCAAAAGTGATCGCATCTTTGTGATAGATCAAGTTTTGAGCGTACTGAGTAGTAGCAGCGCCTAACATCGTTACGGCAGCGCCAGCAACAGGGAATGAATCCACAGTTGCCAAAGCATTAGCTGATGTGTAAATCGCTGGGCTGATTGAAACAGTAGTTGTAGCGTTCTGCGCAGTAACGGCAGCAGTAACTACGAATTGTTGCAAAGAACCTGTAGATTCACGAGTTTGTGGGTTAACTGAGTACACGTTAGCAACAGTAAATACATCGCCTACGTTCCATGACTGTGAAGCACCTGTAAAGCTCAGACCTAAAGTAGCTTGGCCTTGAGTAGCTACAGTAGTAGTTACAGTAATAGTTGTACCCCAAGTACCAGTTGTATGTTGCTTGATAGACTGGCTCATGTTGATTTCTTCGTAACCCAATACGCCCATACCCATCATGCCATTCTTGAATTGACGGCTGATTGTGTCTGTAGGATTAAACAGACCTTTCATGCCTTCAACCAAACCTGCGTTGGCTGCTGGGTTAACAGTAGCGTAACGTGGGGACATAACAGCAGCGTTTTCGTTCAGTTTTTGTTGCGCTTGCAACAGAACCAAAGAAGTAGCTGGGGTTGTACCAGGTGTACCTACTGAGCTATAAATAGCTTTGTAAGCGTTAGCTACGTCAGCATCAATAGAAGATGCCAATTGGCTAATACGTGGCTTGAGTACGCGTTCTGCAAAGTCATCTAACTGCATTGTCAACTCAGCGGATGTGAAGTTCACACCGATGTGTTTTTGTGACGCTACAGTCAAAGTTGTGTACTGTTCGTTGTCGTCTTGAACTTGCAAGGCAGCACCGTCAGTTACCAAAGCGCGGTCTGGTAAACGAATACGCAGGGTTGAACCAATTTTGGCACCTTCAACAGCGAAGGAGTCATCATACTGGCGGTTTACGTTACGTGTGAGTACAAGGTTGTTCTCGAGGATTTCGAGAGCTTTTCTTGTAATCATGTCGATGGTTAAGATCGAATTTGACATAATAAAGTCCTAATTAAAAAATAGTTAGCGGTTTCTCTGCGCTTCCCACTTTTTGGTCTGACGTTGGCGTTCAGCTTCGATCCACTCTGATGTACTCAGACTCTTGATAGAGCGAGGATCAGTTGTATCTAAACTAGGCGATCCAGAGGATCGTGCCGTAATCGGAGCAATTGGTGCTGGGGCGCTCGAAGTCTTTTTTACTACTGGGTTATCAGCTAATTTAGCCTCAATTTTCCCTAATTCTTTTGCCTGCTGGAGGGGCGATAAACGAGAAATACGATCAGCTTCTTTCGGATTAGACCCTAGGTAATAAGCCATATCGGGGCCAACATCGGAAGATTGAATCGTTTGAGCCATCGCATCAGTAATCGGAAGCTTGGGGTTATACGCAACTTGTTCAAAGTCATCGTACTTATTCCGAGCATCTTCTTCTTTGTCGTGATAGGACTCAATGATCTCAGACTGCGCTCTAGCTTGTTCACGCCTAGCAAGCAATTCTTCTGCCTTACGCTCTGCCAAAACTTCGGCATATTCGTCAGGCGAATTAAACTGCTCAATCGGCGGGATTTCTACTGGGGCTTTTCGAGCTTGTGCTTCTGTCGCTCTAGCTGCCTGTTCTCTTTCCCATTTACGTTGTTCTCTAGCTAGACGTTTCCCGATCAGCGCATCAACATCCTCTTGAGAGAAGGTTTTAGCCGCTTCTGCGGTATTTTCTGCTTCCGGCGCAACTACTTCAGCTTCAGGTACAGCCGTTGCTACCTGTTCTGGCGCGGATACTTCCGCTGGTACTACTTCTTGACTTTCGTCCATTTCGATGTTTCCTTAGAAACCCTGGTGTATCGCACCAGTACGATTTAATTTTGTATTATTCGTAGATTACTGTAAATGCGGCAGTATTAGCAAGCACAATATACAAGCCTTTACTAAAAAAGATTCCGTTTGGAAAGCTTAAGTATTGTGTAGCTGCGGCTACCGCAAAAGTATTAGCAATTTTTGGGTCATCAGTGCTAGCAACAGCGCTGTCATAAACAGCAAGCGTAGGGCTACTACTACCGCTGCTTACAAAAATACCGAAAATTTTGCCCCCACCAATTTTTACTTGGTCGGTAGCTGCTATTTGTTTAAAGTTTGCCATGATTAAGTCCTTACGCTAAAAAGCGGAGTTTGTAGAGGGTAGAAAGGTATAGCTCAATAATGCCGTCAATTAAGTTCTGTAATGGTGTGTCATCTTTATCGCAAACATCGTATCGCATTGCTTCAATCTCAGCAAGTTGCGATTCTAAGAATTCAACGACATTACTCGTTTTTTTAGCGGACATTAAGCTAATTGGGCCAATCAAGCCATGACGACCTTGATATGCTTCAGCAAATGAATCAGCCAAATCAATAATACCCTCGTAAAACTTTTGCAAAGCCTTATGCTTTGCGTAGCTACGGGTATTCAAATGAACCGAATGGGTTACATCACGGGCTAAAAAAAACATTCCTACAAAATCAGAGCATTTCATTGTGGTGGCATCCCTTGTGGTGGCATTTGTTCAGGCATAGCGCCTTGCGGTGGCATTGGTTGACCTTGAGGCTGCATCGGTTGTTCCATCTGCGCTTCTCTTTGATCTTCTTCTTGCATATCCATGCTTGTATCACGTTGCATCTCAGTTACAAGATCGCCATTCACCATCATGCCATGCACAGTTCCCATGACAATATCTTGGATCTGTTCAGGCGACATAGAGGCTTGAACCGCCGATAAACGCTTAGTTTCAGCATCAAATAGCTTGATTTGAGCTTCAAAGTCTTTACGCTCCAAGTCCTGCATTTCAATCGAATGACCGACATTCTGAAGCATAGAGTGCATACCTTCCATCTCTTTGCCCATCGCTTCAATCTGTTGTTGAGCAGCTTGCAAAGCTGGATCTTCGTCGGTATTAGACAGCAATTTGGGATCAATCGTTTTTTCTAGGCGTTTAGCCATCTCTTGAGCGCCAGGCCAATCCATATTCTTAACAAATAGATCGCCAGCAACCGCCCATAACTGAGGATTACCTTGCAAAATCTGAGCCATCGCTTCCATAGCTTCTTGGCGCTTGGTCATGTAGCCTGGGCCTGTAGTAGCCACGACATCATAGATACCAACGCTAGGGTTGTAGACTTTTTCAATCACAATGCCTTGTTGGTCAACGATTTTCTTTACCGGCTCAGGTTGCTCAGGGTTTAACTTAACCATTGACACTTCACCATCTACACCTACGATGCGAGCGATGCGCTCAGTATCGTAAATCTTAGGAATCAGGTCAATTAACTGACGGGTAGCAAAGCGAATTGCTTTAGTCAGGTTGTCTCCGTAGTGAAAAGTACCTACATCGCCTTGACGCTCACGCGCAAGAATTGCTTTACCTGAACGCTCGTTAGAGGTTTGTCCAAGACTAGAGTCATATTGACCAGTTGTAGACTTGATATCATCAGACGCGCCCATTTTGGCTTGAATAAGACCAGTTTGTGCCAAAGGCGGTGGTGCGCGTTGTGGAAGTGGCAAAGTTGCGCCCATTCCATCAGTTACGTCAGGGTTTACCTCTAAATACGGCCAATTGGTCGTGTTAGCGGTTTTCCATTGTTGTTCGTATCCTTCAAATTGACCGCCGTAACCGATAAACGGTGCTTTTGGAGCCAATGCGAGCATTTCTGCCTCTTGAGATACCCAATAGTTGTACATCCGTTGTGCATCTTTGGCATTACGAACCAAACCAGACACATAAATACGGCCATCTACCTCAAATTCGTTACCAATTACGCGTACTACAGGAATCCATTTACCCGCCCATTCTTGTTCTTCAAGAACTTCGTAGCCATTGGTTTTCATCCACATGACTTTTTTAACATCAACGGTGCGGGTTTTAATGGGTTTTAAGCCCATTTCTTTCATTTGCTTATCTTCAGAACTATTATCGTAAAACGATTGATTGCCTGGGTACAAGTTAAGCTTAGTTGGGGTATGTGTGTAGTAGAAATACTCAACAATACGGATTGTGTTTTCGTTTAGCCATTGGGATAGGGAATCATCACCTACGCCTTGGGACATAATCGAAGTAATCGGCGCTGCGTTCGGAAATTGACGTTCATACTCGTCTTTTTCCATGTCCTGACTAATAAAACACCATTCAGCATCGCAACCAGCAGGGTCTTGGATCATCGGATCCATATAAACGCTAAATGCGTTGCGAATACGGCCTAGACGAATGTCTTGGTCAAAGCTATTGTCGTAGCAAAACTCGGTCAGGATACGGAAGTACCCTTCGCCATACGTTACTTGGTTTTCGCAAGCAGTGTCATAGACCACATCGGCGTCAGACATATACTCGATATGGCGAACCATACCTTCAAATACTTCAGCTACTTCGATGTCGCCTTTGTCGTCCGCAGGGATTACTTTTCCAGAGGGTCGGTTCTGACGCTGCTCGTTTGTTACTTGTTTGACGTGTTGAGGTAGTTTGTTAATAGTAAGGCAAGGTCTTGCGTTGATGGTCTGTCCTTGAACAGATCCGCGAGTTGCCAATACGTCAGCAGGCCATTG